CCGTCCATATCCGTGCGTATATAGCACTCGTATACCTCGACCTCTTGCATGGACTGATCCATGCTTTCATCTTGGTGCGGCTGTTCGCCTTGGCTGTATCGTGCCAAACGCTCACCTGTGTACGACAATTCATCGTATGCAGGCAGATTTGCCACTAGGTCAGGATCGAACCCCATCGCCACCAGATCAGAACGTGACAGCAGCTTGCGGTGGGCAACGAATGGCGATTCCTTGACGTTGATCGCCTTCTTGCTGATCAAGAACTCCTCTGGAGGCACGTTCTCGATCTTGACACCCCCACGGGTGACTTTCTTGGCAAGCGTGACAGAGTGCGAGCGAATGATCATGGGTTGCCCCTGCTCATCCACCTCTTGCGTCTCCATTTCGCTTGTGTCTTGCTCTATTACCTCGTATGCGCCATCAGACAGCAATAGCACCAGTTCATCGTCTGTCAGGTTCTCATACCGCTCTTTGGTAACGTCTACCTTGCTATCCCAGTACGCCTTGACCACTCCGGTCTTTTGCATCAATGCATCTTTGAACCAGTCGTGAAGGATAGAAAAGCCTGGGTTCTGGGCATAGAACACCCAGTTACAGTACTCGGTCGCCTGTTTAGCGCCTTCCTCATCCCCAGGAGACTTAGGCTCAAAGCGCACAATATCATCTGATTGCGTAAACACACGGATCAATTGCGGCAGCGCACCATCAATAGCCTCGGCAACTTCACCAGTAACAATCTGTGAGCGGCCTTCGACCTCGTTCCCGTAATTTTGACGTAAGTAATACTCTAGTGCTTTAGCCCTAGCCTGCGTTGTCTCAGAGTCCAAGTAGCCAATGGCATTATCAATCTCGTCCTCTAGGATAGCCTTCAAACGACCTTCATCCATTGTCCTGATCCTCTTTCTTAGCCCTGCGTTTAGGCTGCAATTCCTGTAGCTTTTCCTCTAGCTGGCGTACTCGCTCGGCTAGAGCCTCGTATTCTTCCCGACTGACGGGGTTCCCTCTAGGCATGACCCACATTAGACGATCCACCTTGTGTTAACTTGTAATGGTTTTGCCCACGATGTAGATACATTGTTTATACCTACCGCTAGATACCGGAAGGCATCGGCGCAATTATGAACAACAGCACCATTAGACAGTGAAAAGTGTTCTGCTTCAGGCACAGTAATGCACCATACATCATCCGTTTGATTCAATTGCCTTACGGTTTCTATAAAAAGCGGCTTTGCAGTTTTGGTGGCAATACTTTTGCTGATTGCCGCTTTTGCGAACAAGTCCTTCAAAAATCTTATTACACCAAGCGCACTGCATTTGCTCCCGCTTCCATTTTGTCCAGTTTTGCGTCCGTTCAGCAAGCCGTCTGTGCCACAATCTCCCTTCTTCTGAGCGATGCCATTCCGCTGCTTTTTCTCTTGCAAGAGAGGTAAATGATTCTTGCGCTCCCATATGTCGCTGCTTACCTGACAAACTGAGATGCTCTCCAGCTTCAATGCACTCAAGGTTTGAAAGCAAGTTGTTTGCAGGGTTGCCGTCTTTATGGTGGACGTGGTGTCCTTCTGGCAATTTACCAAACGCAAGTTCCCAAACAGCCCTATGGAGTTTTTTACCACCCCTAGACAAATACCTTTCATTTTTCCATAAACGGTATAAGCCGCCATCAAAATACTGCGTGAGCGGGTCAAGGTAGATTGGATCAGCAAACCCTTCGTTAGGGACTCTGCGGATTTCCACCCGTTCGCCGTTAAGAACTTGTGATCCGGCGTACATCTCACCGTATACCCGCCTTTGAACACCACTTCCACAAGTCGGGCATTTTTCCTTGTGATCCTCGGATTTATGTATTGTTTCCAGCCACATTGTGTCAAAACCTCCCCAGTAATAGGTAGGTTCATTATCTGACACATTCCGTTACGAGTCAATACTTCCGTCTCACCAACAAAACAATGTGATGCCCAGTCGTGCAATGGTTTNTCGTAAAACACGTTGCGCTTCTCATCGTATTCCCTNCGATAGTTCCGCAGACATTCTACGCCCTGNTTAACCTGTGGCATATTGAACCAGCAGTCTGGCAGGATGCGCCTAGCCGCCTGTATGCCATCATCTACGCCTAGCCTTGGNACTACCGTCACNTCNANCCCTAGATCGCCTAGAAGCTCCTGACGGCTCTTTCCTGTGCCAAGTTCNTTNGCNTGTACATCGTGCGGCAATAGGTGTTCAGCCTTCAGCCAGTCACGCTCTCTAAGCTCCCTGACGTACCACTCTAGCCCNACGCCNTGGTTCTCNATGTAGTCNAGTAAGCGAATTTCCTTACCAATCATCTGAGCCACCCANATAGCGGTAGAGTCGCCGATACCCAAGTCCCAGGCTGTAAACGTCTTGGCTAGATCGTCNCGCTTNATCTCTGTGAATCTGTGTTCAGCCTCCAGATCGTTCATGATCTTGCCGTAGTAGCTACCCTCGATAGCCGCATGGAAGCTGCACTCAAACTCTTGGGCGTACTTATCATCGCCCATTTCCCGCTTGGCTGCTGCTAGTTCCTCTGCGTCTACGATGCCAGTCTCGCTTGCCTTGAACTCTAGCAAGCACCAGTCTGGTTCCACCTCTGCCCTGTCTCGCAGTTCCTTGAAGTGGTTGGCCCCCTTGGGAGTGCCGATAAATATGGATTTTCCCTTGCGATCAGCTAGGGCAGGGCGGACGATCTCGTTCCAAATCTTAGGGTTCTGGTCTGCAATCTCGTCCAGAATTACTAGGTCAAAGTACTGTCCACGCAAACTATCCGGATTATCTGATCCGTATAATTGGATACGCCTATCCCAGAAGTCCACCCTTAGTTCGGCAATGTTCGCCACCGCACCCAGTGGTCTGGTGTAGTGCGTAAGATAATCCCACGCCACACGTTTAGCCTGGCTATATGTTGGAGCGATGTAGCCAATTCTTGGACGCTCTAGCTGGCAATTGATAGCGTACCGGATAGCCTCGTTAATAGCGGCTACAGTCTTGCCAAAACGCCGATGGGCAACCACCACCACAAAGCGATGGTCATCTAGCGCACTATGTATCTTTAGCTGCGGCTCTCTGGGTGCATATGGAATGACTATTTCAGCCAAGATACCGACACCTTTACGTCATCACCATCTTTTCCTGTCACCTCTGTTCTGCCGAGCTTGGGGATGTTGTATTCCAGCATCTTTAGCCAGAGGTCTACCGCCTTATCCGGAGCAGGCTTAATACCTAGACTTTCATCGCCTAGAGCCACCAGATCGAGCCATTCCTGCACCTTGTGGGCATTACCATCGGCAAGTGCTTTTATTGCGTCCTTGACCGCTGTAGCCGTCTTATTGGGGCTACCTTTTGGTCTACCCTTTCCAATCCTTGGGGACAAATTTTCTGTCCGTATTTTATTGCTCATATCCGACTCCTATCGGGTCATCGGGGTTGATAGATTTTGACTAAATTAGCTTTATCTGTATACACGCACCTACTACTGTTGCGCCTTTGCTTTCCAATTCTTTTGCCGCAGCGATAACCACTTTCTCGCAATCTCTAGCCGACCAATAGTGATCGCCAGCTATAAATTCACAGCTATCCATCAAGCATACTAGCAGGACAGGTAGCCAAGACATAGCTACCACTTAACCTCATCGCCAGGCTTGGCTAGTACAGCGTGTGATTTTGTGGGATGTTGTGGTGTACGCTTAGGCTTGTTGTAGCCAGCGAACTGTTCCTTCCCACGCTTAATCATCCTCGCCCTCTAGCTCATCTTCCAGCATTTCGTACTTTTGCTCGGCTTTCTCGTATTCCAACTTTGCCATTGCCAGCATTTCTTTCTGGCGCTTGGTCGGAATCTTCTTGATCGGGCCGCCGACCAACCATGCGCTACAGGTACGGTCAGCAGCACACTTGAACTCAAATAGTTCGCAATAGCCTAGATCAGCCGCATCTGCCACCGCTTCGTACTCAGGACCGCCTGTGCCTTCGCCCATGCCGTTGACGATACATTCTTTCATCTCTGGAGTGACAATGAAAGCTGCACAGTTACCGCAGCGCATTGTCTTGGCATTGTCTACAGACGTATTCCACTCATCTGCCCTAGCCATCCAGTACTCTGAATCTTCTTCCTCTGGGTTGGCAGGGCCGTAGCCGACATTCTTAAACGCCCAATCCCTGTTTTTCAGGTTGAGCTTAACGTCTTTGGTGGCAAGTGGGCATTTCACTTTTTCTTGCCCTTCATCTGCTTACCGTGTGCAGGCATCTTTTCCTTGCCCTTTCCAGCGGCTTTCATAGCAGCAATGACACGTTTGCCGTTATCGGTTGGCTTCTTTCCTGATCCCATCATGATTTATTCCCTCTCTGAAATTGCTTCGTCCATGTATAGCTTGTCGTACAAGCCGTGTGTGCTTCCCCAGTATTGTTTGGCGAACACATGACCGCCACCAGTGTATTCTACGCCCGTAAAATGCTTTGGGATGAAGTAATGGGACGGGTATACAGTCAGGTTATGGTACTTGTACTTCTGCCAAGTGTTCGTTAGCAGCAACGGGCCTGTCGTTTTCCACGCCATATCATCTACCACCGTTGGCGTATCGTACAAGTCTTCGATAATTTGCCCAATGAACGGGCTACCACGCTCTGCCGCCAGGTATCCAGCAGCCAGCAGCCCTGGACGGGCAATCTCGCTTTCCCAACAGGTAAACTCTGACGCATCCAGCAACCAATCCGCCAGCGGCTTAACGCACACGCTATCAGCGTCTATGGCGAATCCACCGTGGTAGTAGAGGATTTCGTAGCGCATGAGGTCAGCAACCCCATTAAGCTCACGGCTAGACATATCAACAATGTGTTTAGCATTGCGCCAGCTTTCCTTCGCCAGATCAGCATTGCCCCAGACCCTAATCTCCCAATCTGGGTTTTTGCGTGCCCAAGTTGAGATACAGTTGTCAGGTCTTTTGGATTCATCGCCGACCCAGACGATGTGGAGCTTTTTTGGTATCACGATACCCTCAAAAAAACTCCCTCACTTGGAGGGAGAATGGTCGTCCAAAACCAAGGAGTAGGGCAGCGTTAGAAAACACTACCCCGAGCAAATTTTACCTTGTTTTTTTCTGTCTGGGTATATGTTTCGCTATTTTTTTCAACCATCCCTAGTTTTTTCCACTCGGATTGATAAAGCGTACCACCAATCTTGCTAGGCATGTTCAGCATATCGGTTGATCCAGGTCGGATGGTCAGGCTTGCTAGTGTCAGATGTTTGTACATGTTATCTCCTAATAGTATTAGTGTTTAGTAGTATTAAGTAGTAGTAATGACATCTGCTCTTTGGTGGACGAACCTAGCCTTTCCTAGCGGATTAGCTAAGTCCTTCATCCTGCTCTTCGGAGCCACGGAACCCGTCAGCCGTTCGGTATCGGGCGCTAACCTCGCCACCCTCGGTGCTTTCTCATACCTAACCCCACAGTAGCACCTGTCCCCACATCCTGCTGTCTATGAACCCGACGATGTGGCGGTTGCAAGGAGCAAAAAACCGCTTAAATCTGCACCTTGGTCGAGTCCCCCTTGTGTTTAGAGGGCAAGGCACAGACTTAAACGGTCTATTGCACTCGACTGCAACAACTAAATTCTACACCTTTTTACCAATCTTGCAACACTAGGGAAAACACCTATTATTATTTGTGGTTAAACGTGGTGTAATGTGGTTATGGTGATCAACACCAGCAACCAAGGAGATAAAAATGATCAAAGCAACTTTCAGCAACGGCACAACGATTACCCGCAATTCTAAAAAGGCATACGGTTTTGCTTGGATTGCTTCTAATGATTGGAACACCAGCACAGGTTTTACATCAAGCCGCAAGTCAGCAGAGTCAGCAGCAAAAAATTGCTACAACTTTTCAGAATCAAAAACCAAGTTTTGGGAAGTTGTAGAAACAACGATATAACCAAACCGGGGTGAGCAACCACCCCATTACCAAGGAGAGTGAAATGTTGAAGCACAGCGTACCAAAGCACATGATTGATGACATTGAGTATTTGCCTGAAGGTGATGGCGATGCAGGATGGATGATTTATCTCAAAGATGGATACTCTTTTGACCCAATGGCAAATGACGGTTGCTGTTGGATACCAGAAGATTGCCAAGAAGAAGCAATGCAATTGTTAGTTCACAAAATTTAACTAAGGAGCTAATTATGCACATAGATTACAGGCATTTTGATCCTGCTGCCACATCCAATGAAGTCATCCATGTTTTGCAAAATGGTGGACTGGATGCTGACGGCTTTTCTGCTTATCGCTGGCAGAAACGACTGGCAGAAAATGAAGTTGCTATGGAAATCGTGGATTACATCGTAAAGAACCGCACAAACCCAAGCGTGTCGCCTATGTTTGACATGATTGTGGCTGCTATCAAAGATATGTTAGACGAATGAGGATTGATATGAAAGACGGGTTTATCACTATCCGCATAGATGCCGAAACCAAGGCCGCACTAGAGGCTGTTGCTAAGGCTGAGATGCGATCACTATCCAGCCAAGCGTTGCTGTATATCATGCAAGCCGTTAAACGGATAGATCCAGTAAAAGCCGTGGAAGCCATAAAACGTCCTACAAGACTCGATATTCCAGATGGGGTATCCGAGCAAACATGGGACGATTTTAAACGCCTGAGAGCCGCTAAGAAGTCTCCTGTGACCGCTAGAGCTGTGGAAGGTATAGCCAAGGAAGCCATGAAAGCTGGCATGACGCTGGAGGCTGCGCTACGGGAGTGCTGCGCTAGGGGTTGGGCAGGGTTTAAGGCAGAATGGGTACAGTCTAAACAGGATCAGGTCGCCGCCCTGCTGCGTCCGTCCACAACTTATCTGGAGATGGAATGAGCCACTGGTTAATCGCCGCTACTGGCATCGCCTATGCCTGGATAGCGATAGAGCAGGCGTACAAGGGTAACACCTCTACAGCTATGGTATGGGCTGGCTATGCGTTTAGCCAGATCGGGCTGTGGAAGCTGGCAAGTTAGGAGGCAATATGCTACCGATAGAATGGGTTGATAAGCTGTTCCAGAAACTCGCTCTGATCTACGGGATAGACGTAGCCAAGCGATATGCAGGGCTTGATCCAGCAGCCGTTAAGCGGGAGTGGGCTAACACCCTAGCACCGTTTAAGAACCGTCCAGAGGCGATTAAATTCGCCCTAGACCATCTGCCAAGCGATAGACCGCCATCCATGCTCCAGTTCCGTGATCTATGCCGCCAATGCCCACCGCCAGACAATCCTGCTTTAACAGCACCCAAGGCTTCTAAAGAAGTCGTTAACAAGGAAATGGCAAAGCTGGTGGCAGAGGTTTTCAAGCCAAAAGACCCGCTTCTGTGGGCTAGAAAGCTGAAGGCAAGGCATGATAAAGGTGAGTCGCTGAGTGCTATACAGGTGAAGCATTACAAGCAGGCCTTGAGGGAGGCGGTATGACGCTAACACAGCGAACGACAAAAATGATGCGGGATCAGGGTTACATGGTGGCTACGGTAGAGTGGTACAACGCATATACAAGAAGGAAAAATGACCTTTTTGGCTGCATAGATTTACTAGCTATTGGCAACGGGGAAACCATCGCCATTCAAGTCACTAGCAAATCCAATATGTCTGCCAGGATCAAGAAGATCGAAGCAAGCGAAGCCCTGCCGGAGATGCTTCGGTCTAAGTGGCGCATACTTGTACATGGCTGGTGGAAAAATAAAAGCAACAGGTATGAAGTGAAAGAGTTTGAATTTTGACACACTAGGGAAATCCCTAGTACACAATGTCACCACAAAAGCACACAATAAAGCTGTCCAAAACAGGAGTCACCAAAATGTACGATACGATCATCTATACCGCTTGCACGGCTGTCCTCGCTTCACTTGGCTTTCTCATCTGTGCTGGAGCCATCGTCCTATGATTGCCGAAAACGTAGCCAAAACCATGCTTGCATTAGCTGGAAAAACAACATTCCCTGATCACGATAAAGAATGGTGGGTTGCTTTCTTTAGCCAACCAGACAAGGTAGAGCAAATGCTTGCCCATATCGCCTCCTGCATGAATAGCCGTGAGGAAGATATGTGCAAACTTGTCCACATGATTTCTGATCACATCCAAAGCCAATACCAAGGATAAACATGAAAACCTATACCGAACTCCGCAAGATCAACGTCAACGAGCATCTGGAAAAGAAAGGCAACTTATCCTATCTGTCTTGGGCTTGGGCAGTAGATACGCTATTGTCCAACGATCCGTCAGCAACATGGACGTTTGGCGAACCCAAGCTGTTTGGCGATACCATGATGGTGTTTTGCACAGTCACAGCGATGGGAAAGTCCATGACAATGCACCTTCCTGTGATGGACAACCGTAACATGGCAGTTAAAAACCCTGATGCTCGTAAGGTATCGGATGCCATGATGCGCTGTTTAGCCAAGTGTATCGCCACGTTTGGGATTGGCCTGTACATCTACGCTGGTGAAGATGTTCCAGCAGATGAGGAATACGAGCCAACAGAAGACGTTTTGGCGGTTGTCAACGCTATCCATGCCTGTGAGACAGTAGAGCAGCTACAAGAGCATTACAAAGCCGCATACAAGATGTTCCAAAAGGATACTGGCGCACTCAAGCTAATCATCGCCGCCAAGGATGCCAAGAAAGCCGAGCTAAACCATGCAGCAGGGTAGCCAAGAGTGGTTTGACATTCGGCTAGGGAAGCTGACCGCTTCCCGTATAGCAATGCTTTACTCAGGTTTTAGAACCTATAGGAGATTAAAGCGAAATATATGCTTAGAGAGATTAACCGGAGAGCGTGAGCAGTTTGTCACCAATGACGCTATCGAGTGGGGAGTATCTACCGAGCCGCTTGCCAGAGCCGCATACGAGATGGCGACAGACGTAGAGGTTGAGCTTGTTGGGTTCGTGCAACATGAGTATATTGACGGGTTCGGATGCTCACCAGATGGCTATGTCGGAACAGATGGGATGATTGAGATAAAGTGCCCGCAAACAAATACCCATTTAACGTATATACAGGAGGATAAACCACCGAAAAAGTACATCCCACAGATGCAGGCACAGATGGCAATCACTGGTGGAAAGTGGTGTGACTTTGTGTCCTATGACCCAAGAGTTGAAAAGGACTTGCAGTTATTTATCAAGCGTGTCGAAAGAGACGATGAATACATAGCTGACATGATCCAGAAAGTGACCGTATTCCTCGCTAGTGTGGAACGGTCTGTTAAACGTTTTGAAAGGATGAAAGAATGTCAGTTAAATACGAAGTTCTAGCCTCTAACGGCAAATACACCGACAAGAACGGTCAGGAGAAAAGCCGCTGGTCTAAGCATGGCGTTGTCATGGAAACCAAGAATGGCGGTCTTGCACTCAAGATGGAGTCTATGCCAGTAGGCAACGAGTTTAACGGCTGGTTTACCCTTTCCGAGCCAAAGCCACGTGACCAGCAGCCAGGAAAGAAAGCATCCGGTCTGGCTGACATGGAAGAAGACGTGCCATTCTAGCCATGAGCGCAAACGATAAGCAGATCAGCGGCAACCATTACAAGATGGATATAGAGCCGTGGGATGCAATTATCGCCTGGGGGCTGGGATACTTAGACGGTAACGCCGTTAAGTATCTCAGCCGCTGGAGAAAAAAAGGCGGTGTTGCAGATTTAGAGAAGGCTAAACACTACATAGAGAAGCTGATAGAAAATGAAAGACTATGCGGAACACACGATAGCAATCGACAAGGTAATGCGCCTGATTCGCAAGGAAAAGCTCAAAGGCAATCACTTGGAAAGCCACGGTTTAGCCATGCTTCTGATGGAGGAGGCGAGCCTTTTAGAGAAGTCCCTGCGTCCAGCCGCTCTGAAGGCTATGGGCAGCCGACTCGGTTAAGCGACATTATATGAAAGCCCTAGCCGCTGTTGCGATTACCACGGTTTTAGTGATAGCGGCATGGGTAATAACCCTAGTATCAATTATCAACACACAATGTTAAAAAAGTTCTGTACCGGATGCCAAACGCTAAGAAACGAGGATTTAGGACAAAAGTTTCAGCGAGGCAAGGTAGTCCGGTGGATGTGTATCTTCTGCCAACAAAAACGTAACGAGTCCATGTATGCAACCAAGAAAACAAACACTAAAAATAACGGAGCTTGATAAGGAAATCATCAAGTTTTGCGAAAAGCCCAAGAAGCCTGGAGAGATTTACGCCAACTTCCGAGAGGTAGACAAGTTCATCCAGCCGCGGGTGTCTAGGCTAAAACGTGCGGGCTATCTGGACATTATCGACCTAGAGCCTAATTCGGTCAGGTGCAATTGGCTATACGTCAAAGGCAAAGTGGAAGTGGCTAATAAGCCGCAAAAATACAAACCGCTAGGGTTGTGTGTATTTGGGGTATGGATGTGAGCGACATTAAACAAGAGTTCGACAAAGCGTTCGGTGATATGTGCCTGTCGGACAACGATGTGGCTCTGCATATCTTTGAGCTTGGGTACAAGGCTGGCGTTGCCGCTGAGAACGAGGCGTGTGCGAAGGCGTGTGAGAGCCTGCGTGACGAAGATGGATACGAGGCGTGGGGTGTTGAGTGCGCCGCAGCTATTAGAGCGAGAGCAAGAGGAGAATGAGATGAACTGGCTACCTAAACACAAATGCGGTTTGTACTTGGAACACAATGCCCACAAGGATGTATATGAAATCGTTAGGGAATACTACAAGCAAACGGATTTTGTCTCTGACGATGAATACTTCAAAGCTATCGCTGATAACAACGTTTGGTGTTTGCAATGGTATCCAGAAACGCCGGTAAGTTTTTACAGGATTGCCGCATCATCATTGGAGGCAATACAAGAAGCTGTTAAGGAGTTTGACGAATGACTGACAAACTAAGACAAGCCGCTGAGATGGCGTTGAAAGCGTTGGAGGATATGAACTGCGGTTGGAAATATATCCGTGAAAGTCATGGAGATTTATATGGGGTTGGATGGGATCGAGCGCAAGAAAAAGCAGATGAAGCGATTGAAGCACTACGCCAAGCACTTGAGCAGCCGGAGCAGAAACCCGTAGCGTGGATGAGCGACAGCCCGACAAAGGGTAACGGGAAACAGCTTCACTGGACAAAGGCGGAGGCATGGAGGTGGTCTAGCAACATCACTCCACTCTACACCGCACCACCACAACGTGAATGGCAAGGACTGACGGATGAGGAAGTCAGTGCCGCTGTTGATGACTGCGATGTGTATTTCGATGATGAGTTCCTTGTTGAATTTGCAAGACGTATTGAAGCCAAGCTAAAGGAGAAGAACCATGACTAAAGACGAAGCAATGCGGCTGGCGTTGGAAGCGTTGATTGTTGCCGACAAACGAATTGTTGCTGGCGGTCTTGCGTCAGACGCACGACTTCAAATGAAGAAAGCCATCGCCGCACTAAGCCAAACACTTGAGCAGCCGGAGCAGACAGTCAGCCTTGAGGAGTACAAACGGCTTCAGAGGTTGGTGACAAGCCAAGGGATTCGACTCATGGAGTACGAGTCAGGACAGGAGCCTGTGGCGTGGATGTATGTAAACAAAGATGGCGAAGTCGGGGATATTGGATATGGTGTTCCAGCCGTAAAAGAACCAGACATTAAGTTGCTCTACGAAGCACCACCCAAGCGTGAATGGGTCGGGCTAACGGATGAGGAGATTCAAGACTTCGGTTATGAAGCTGAAAAATTCGACAAAAGTAATTCTGAATGGTTTGACCGTTTTGGTTTTGCCCGTGCCATCG